AATAAGACGAAGCTCATTATTGAAAATGATAAGTTTTATGCTACAATCACGTACACACATTTCGCAGGGCAATATAATATTCTTTATACCTCCTTAGCAATGGTTTCATCCCGTGAAGACACACGGATACCCGGTGTCGACTTTAATAAAATAATAAGCAAATTCGCTTAACAATTCCGCTCGTATGTTTCTGCATAAATACATCAAAAGCAGGAATATAATATGCCGAGACTTAGCCTATGGCGCCAAGAAAAAACAGATGATTTTAGATATCTAGATAACATAATCCGCGAACAATACACTGTTGGCGGGCTTGATATTCATATTCACAAATACCTGGGCGTTAAATCTACCGCAGAAGCGTCCGGAGATGCAACCCTCCCAACGTACAATGAGACAAATCCTCTGTTTATAGAAGATTTGCTTTTGCTTGAAAATCGTAATCGCGATTACGATGAAGATGTTTACACTATGCGCGGAGTCTATCGCACACAAGATATTGACTTTGACCTAAGCCAATTTGGTTTGTTCCTCCAGAATGATACACTGTTTATCACTTTCCATTACAATGATATGATTGACCACGTCGGTCGTAAGTTAATGAATGGTGATGTACTTGAGATACCAAATTTAAGAGATTATCATCCGTTAAACGATGCTATTCCAAAAGCACTACCAAAGTTCTACGTTATTAACGATGCTTCGTTTGCAAGCGAAGGCTTTAGCCAAACTTGGTTGCCTCACTTGTGGCGCGTGAAAGCTGTACCACTAGTAGGTGGACAAGAGTATGCTGACATACTCGACGGCTACATGGATACAGATGGCGGCATAGACGGCGACGATGGCGAAGGTAACGGCAGTGGCACACTTGCAGATTACATGTGTCAGCACAACAAGAACCTTGAACTTAACGATGCTATTCTTACACAAGCTGAAATAGAAGTACCACTGAGTGGTTACGACATAAGTAACTTCTACATAGTTGAATATGATGAAGATGGCGAACCAGTTAATAACTTCGGGCTATCAATTGATACCGCCGGTGTAACTGTTGACCTAGATACTATTACCGCAGACACCACCGCAGTATCACCAGATACAAGAGGCGAGTTAACGCTAGGTTATCTAGACGGTGACGGTTTGGCTCCAAACGGCTGGCCTGTTACTCCGGGCGTATCGTTCCCAGCTAACCCAAGTCTTGGCGATCATGTATTACGCTTAGACTATGCGCCTAATAGGCTGTTCAGATACAACGGTACTAATTGGATTAAGGTAGAAGACAACGTAAGGACTGACTTGTACTTAGACGGTGACACACAACGTAGCAACTTCTTTAATAATACCGATACCGTTAGCACATCAGACCGCGGCGATGTACCAAGTAGACAATCACTTAGTGATTTGCTAAAACCAGACAAAGATAATTAATCATGCACATATATTTGATTACAAATTTAATTAACAATAAAGTATATGTTGGACAGACTGTACAAAAGAATCCAAAGATGCGTCGGTATTCACACTTGTCTGAAGCGCGTCGCGGTAAGAAAACACACTTAAACGATAGTATAAGAAAATATGGTGTAGATAACTTTACTTGGAAGGTAATAGATCAAGCAGATGATCTAGAAACATTAAACGACATTGAAGATAATTGGATTAACCACTACAAAGAATTAACAGAAGTTTATAATGTGCGTGAAGGTGGTGGCAATATGTTACATAGCGATGAAAGCATTGAAAAAATGAAAGTATCGCAGAGAAACGCGCACGCCAGACGGCGTGCCAATGGAACAGAAGGTGGATGGACTAGACGAGATGGTGGACCGATGAAAGGTAAGAAACATAGTAAAGAAACAAGAAAACTTATGTCTAAGGCTGCTATAAAACGCGAAGCATTAAAGAAGGAGATTAACTAATGGCTGCCTTCTTTTATGATCAACAAATTAGACGTTTCCTTTTACAGTTCGCTAGAATGTTTAGCAACTTTGAAGTTGAAGGAAGCATAGATGACCTGGGTAATATAACACTCATTCGTGTTCCTATACGTTACGGTGATGCAAGTAGACAGGCGCAAGTTATTCTACAGGAGAACTCACGCAATAGTATTCCTTGTGCTCCTACAATGTCTTTTTATATTGACTCATTGAAGTATGATCGTCCACGTATACAAGAACCAAACTTTGTTGACCGAAAACAAGTTAAACAACGTGAATGGGATGAAGCATCCCAAGAATACGAAACAACACAAGGCAATGCATTCAGTCTCGAAAGGCCAATGCCAGTACCATATAAACTTGGAATAAAGTTAGATGTCTGGACTTCTAGCACTAACATGAAACTACAATTAATGGAACAAATTTTAACACTCTTTAACCCATCGCTTGAAGTACAGTCCACCGACAATTACTTAGATTGGACTAGTTTAAGTGTCGTTGAACTTGACGATGTAAACTGGAGCTCACGACAAGTACCCAACAATGACGACAGTATAGATATTGCAACACTAAAATTCAACATACCAATTTGGATTAGTCCACCAACTCGTGTTACAAAGGAAGGAGTTATTCATAAAGTTATTGCCAGCATATATGATGAAGATGGCATGTACGTGGACGCTATTGATGCTGATAATATATTGCTAGGAACTAGAGTTAAAATTACGCCACATGGTTATCAAATTTTATTACTTGGTAATGAGTTGCGTATTTTGCCTCAGAGCACTCCTGGTGATACCGGCGACATTCAAACAATTCCAGATCCAGATGATGAAGACATAGCATGGAGAGCAGTAATTGATGAGTACGGTGCATTAAATGATGGCATTTCACAAATTCGAATTGAGCCAGAGGTGGAGGGCGAGTCAGACATTATCGGCACAGTAGCATATCATCCTGCAGATCCTAGTTTATTATTGTTTACAGTTGACGGCGACACGTTACCAAGCGACACTGAAGCACCAGTTGATGCTGTAATTGATCCACTTGCGTCAGGACCGTTAGCTGGCTTTGTTACTGGCGATCGTTACTTACTATCAGAGAGCACCGGAGACGTTGTTAACGGTGGTGACTTTGCTACTGAGTGGAGTGGATTAGTTGCAAACGAAAATGACATTGTTGAATACGATGGTGCCAATTGGTTCGTTGCATTTGATTCTAATACTTCATCCACAGTGAATTATGTTACTAATGCTACTACAATGATACAATTTAAATTCACAAACGGGCAATGGATACGAAGCTATGAAGGGATATACCCTGGAGGCAGATGGGGTATCGTTCTGTAATGCACAATACTAGTAAAATTAATGCTGTCGGTATTTGGTTCTATTCACAAGATACAAAAAGACATCTGTACTTAATGCGTGATGATAAAAAGTATCACGGTCATTGGGGCTTGCCTGGCGGTAAGATTGAAGAAGGTGAAACCTTACTCGACGCTATCGAGCGCGAATGCACTGAGGAAATGGGCTTCATGCCCGAGACTATTAAGCTAATTCCAATTGAAAAGTTTACGGCAGACGGTGAGTTCTTTAGCTACCATACATTCTATTGCATTGTTGAAAAAGAATTCACACCAGACTTAAATCACGAACATGTTGGCTATGCCTGGATAGATTCAGACATTATCCCCAAGCCATTACATCCTGGCTTCTGGGCTACATTAAAAATTGATGATATATTTACACGAATTAATACGTTAAAAGATCAATACACAGATTAGATATCACACTCCGTCACAAACTCACGCGGTGACATAGTACGACAATTAATACAGCGGCGCCATTCATCTGGAGAGTCGCCACTAACATGATGAAAGGTTACATCTTTAAACGTTTGCATTATGTCTGCAATTTGAGTAATCGATTTTCCCTGGTCAACCCTATTTGCATCAACTTGTTCATACCCAAACAAGTAAATGTCTTTGTGACCATCAAAACAAGCAATCCAAATAATTGTAGCCGGTGGCAAGTATGAAACACCAAGTGGAGTTAAATAGAATTCGCCCGGGTTAGCAACACAAAGGCTGGCTGACGTGTATATTACATGTTCTGTTTGATATTTTTTACTAATAATCTCATCTAGCTCTGCTTGCGTTGATATCAGAGCAAAGTCTGGATTCATTTCTTTCCAAGCATCGCCGATTGCGTATGTTTGCATCCTATCTCTGCCTAGCAATCCACCCGGATGCCTTTCTATTTGTTTTAGCGTAGGTACTTGTATCGAGCTATGTGGTACAATACAACATGCGCGCCGACTAGAACTTGTAACATCAATTGGATTCTCTACCCATTCGCGTTCTTGTTCCTTTCTACCATTCCTGAAAACGGTTTTAGTAATAACAAACTCGCCTTGATATTCTGATCTGTATTGTTTGATCGCCATGCTAAACTCGACCCACCAACACTTCAACGATACCTTGCTCGCCATTGAATGATTCAACAGCCCTGCCTATAATAGATGCTAACTTAGGATTGGCTTCTGCCCTAGCCATGCCGTTTCCAGCTGAAACTAATAAGTCTCCCTGTTTAACAGGACCACTAACCATGCATGGTACACGACCTATAAGTGCAACGGCTACCACGTACTCACCAGCGCATTCACTGTTCATTAAATGAGCAGGATTAGTTGAAACAATACCTGCTATGTTAGTGCTATGGTCTTCAAACTGCATTGTAACTTCTGCATCGCCGCCAAAACATACTACGAAACCAGGTACTATATCACTATCTGCTGTATAGTTCTCCGCTAAATCAGCGTACTGAGCTGAAGTTGATTCACCTTGTAATGTAGTTGTATAAACGTTAGCAAGTTTTAGTGCGCCGCTGCCTAAGTTGTACGTGTTATTAACGTCTGGAGTTATTGTACCAGTAATTTGGGTTGAACCATCTAGTGATGCTCCGCCAGCAGTTTCCCAAGTTAATACACCCGATCCGTTAGTAACTAATACCTGATTGGCGCTACCATCAGCTAATGGAAATGCAAAGTTCTGTAATTCTAATGTACGACACTGCAAATCAGCGTAGGCAGAAAAAGTTAAGTCGCCTGTTGAGTCACCATCTGCTGTAGTTGTTACTAATGCGAATGCTTGTGCTGACCTATCCCACATAATACCTACGTTATCGCCTGAGCTGCCACGATTAATGATAATACCTAAATCATTTGCGTTTGCTCCCGTATGCCCTGAGTTAAGGTATAGTATCGGATCGTCTACTTCAAATGTTGATGTAACGATCTGATGCATTTTTGGTCTAGTTAATGGCATTCTAAATTCCTTTTGTATTGCTTTATTTATTTCAAAAAGAAAGGGCCGAAGCCCTTTCTTTGTTTGTTGCTATGTGTAGCTTAAACTACTACTTCAATAACTGCTTCGCCTTCTGAATTTTCTAAAGCCTTAGCAATTACAGAACCTAGCTTAGGATTAGCTTCTGCT